AGAAGGCAGAAAGAAAATCAGTTGGGCACGACAAGTATTTGTTGTTGGCAGACACAGACCCGGTGACGTTTTTACGGATCGAAGGGAACTGCACCGTGTTGAAGATGCGCTGCTCAGCCTGCTGGACAAACACCGGGATGTTCGCAACAAAATCCGATTCAAAGTTCTGCGTGTAATCGCAGATGGCATCAGTCAACGCGGTGTAGTTCATCTTTAGGCCATCGGTCCACGAGCCATCAGACCTTTGGTAGCGCAGCCGGTACCCCGAATCTTGATGCCGCTGGTCTTGGTGGGCTTGTAATCATCGCTGCGAGTGTTCGCGACCGACACGTTGGCCTTGCGCATCGTTTCTTTGGCGGGCTCTTCACCCACCACGACGGTTGCAACTTTTTTGGGCACTTTGTAGGTAGCCATATTAGCCTCCTTTACGACCGGGCGATTTCTGATTCACGACCTTAGCCATGTTACGCCCATACTTGAGCATATCCGCATTTGTCTTGCCGCCAGCCTTCATTTTGGTTGGCGTCTTGCCGGGGTGCATATTTGCTTCGTGCTTGCGCACGGCTTTTTTCGCGTCCATTTTCGACTCCTTATGTCGTTACAACCGTAATTGTGCCTAATTGCACCGTTAAAGCCAAGTTGTTTGGAGTCAACCCAGCATCATTAAAACTTGCTCCGCCAACCGGTGCCCATCCCCACTGGATGATGCGACTGCCCATCTCAAGTGTGCCCTGCGCCTGAGAATTAGGGCTTGTCGTTTGTTGAATTTGAAGCCCTGACAAACCCGAAATCTGGTAACTACGATCCGGTCGTGGATTCCTCAAAGCTTGGGGGTCCGAAACTGGGGTCTCGCCAAGGTGCAACTGCGGCTGATCGGGGTCCCAACACTCAGGGCAGACCAACAGATCATAGTTCTTGCCCTTGATGATCTCACGTTTGAGAATCTTGAGCTTAAAACGCTGATCGCAGCGATCACACTGCGCAATCGCCCGGTTACCAGAGGCAAACCGATTGGGCATCAGCCCCTCCCAATATACGTCTGGCGAGGCACCAGCCGCAGCGCGGCTTTCTCATGGTCCTCATACGCCGCCAACTCCCAAGCCTCGTCGTATTGCGCCTTGAGAAATGTCAATCTTTCGGAGCCTTGTGGGATTTTCCCAGCTACGTAATACGCCAACCCAGCGGCCATACACGGGATGAAACGGAACGGCACATCAGCCACGTTTACGCCATCGCCAATATCCTGTGTGCGACGCAAACGCCAGTACACAAATTGATAACTCTGCGAGCCATCTGGAGTGGGCCAAACCGTAACTGCCGGGACTTGCGCCCAGTAGACCGTAGCTCCGCTGGTGTGCGATGCAGCAGTGGTGTCTTGCTGGGCACGGAAACAGTTATTTAGGGTGTTGCCCGTGATGTTTCCGTAGTTGATGATTTCGCTGTCAATCTTGACAAACCCAGTAGCCGGGAGTCCGTTAGCGTTGTTCAGCGTAATTGTCGTATCGGTAGCGTTAATCGTGGCGCTCAAAGTAGCTGCAACTGGGGAATTCTGGGCATTGAAGCGCTGAATCCAGACCTGAATCGGTCGAGCTTGCGTCAGTTTGTTGGGGATCGTGGCATAGGTAGAAACACTGATACGCGTGATGGTCAGGTCAGCCTGCAGCGACGCGGTGTTACCCCCGGTACGGATCATGTGCTCAATCAGGTCTACTGTGTCGTTGGGCAACGCGTAGGTGTTCTGGCCCTGCACCATGTCAATAATGCCGGACTCAATGGTCCACATATTGATACCACGGTTGGCCCACTCGGCGAACATGATGTTCAGGGACCTACGAGCAGTACGCAAATCGTAGCCCGTGCGCATCTCTCCGCCTGCGCGTTCAAACGCCTCCTCGACCAGCTCAGACAGATCGAGGTTAAAGCTACTTGCGCCGGAGGTAGTTGCCATTATCGAAACCCTGCTGTTTTCTTAGCTATGCCCTTGGGCTGCTTTACGAATTGCTTCCCGGCAGCTTTGCCCGCACGTTTCGCACGAGTCGTTGCAGCGTACTCAGCAGGGCTGAGGCTCTTGATCGCAGCTTCTGGAAGGTATCGCTCACCAGTTTTACTAGACGGTTTGCCACTTTTGGTTCTCCATTTCTGGTCGCCCCAAGCCTTTAATGACTGCTGCGGCGCTTTCATGTCTCAAAACCTTTGTATCCGTTTGCATTTTGCTCAAGATAATCTGCCGCCGCACGCAACGCTGCAATATTGTCTTTGGCATGGCCAATCATATTGTTGCATGGATTACACAAAATACCTCGAACTTTTCCACTTGTATGACAATGATCTACATCAAGTTTTTTGTCAATTTCATCTTCCGTGATACCGCATATCATGCAAGCAGTACCCTCGTTTGCACGCATTTGCTCCCACTGCTCATACGTTAGCCCATACCGCAATTGTAATTTTTCCGCCTTGCGATTGCGTGGAGTAGTAGGGCTTTCGCGTTTGTACTCCTGATGGCAAGGTTTGCAGCGAGCGCTTGAATAATGTTTGCCCGACCACTTATCAAAAAACTTATAGAAGTCGTCCAGTGGTTTTTCGGTGTCACATTTCAAACACAGTTTAGTCACGGTACGAGCCTCCTGCTGCCTTGTACTTCTTGGCAACAAGCTGAGCCTTACGGGCTGACCATTGTCCTGCCCCGGTGCCATGAGTGGCTGCAGCCTTCACTTGCGACACGATCCGCTTGCGCAGACTCGGTTTGGTGTAATTGCCAGCCGCGTTCACCTTCCCACCCTCAGCATACTGCGTGAAGTCGGTGTCATCCCGCCGGGGCTTCTTGACCCCTTTGGGCATTTTAGATGGGTTGATGGCCCCCATGCCACGGCTGGCTCTCATGGTTACACCATCCGACCTTTGGTCTTACCGCGCTGAGCGCAGCCGTCTGCGCGCTTGGAAGCAGTCATGCCACCAGAAGCCATCTTGATAGCGCCGCCTTTTGCCCGCATACCACCAGAAGCTCGAAGTGCATTTATACGGTCTTCTTCGTTTTTTTGCTGAATATCCGCCATAGAAGGGCCGCGTTGCGGGTTCTTTAACATCTCACGACGGCCACGAGAGGGAACTTCCATCGGGACAGCAGCAGCCGCCGCGCGTGCAGGGGCAGCAGAACGCGCCGGAGCAGCAGGAGATCCCGCTAAAAGAGTGTATCTCTCTCCATATTCATTTAAGCCACGGGGGTCTTGAGGAATTATTCCGGTTTCTCTTTCGGCAAAGTCATCCTCCAGCTTAATAGCAGCGGCAGCGGGGGCAGCAGAAGCCGGATTTTTACGAATTTCAACAGGGACGTCTTTGCCTTCCTGTTTGTCGCCACGGGCCATATACCCATACCCAAGAGCGCCAAGTGCTGCAAGAGCAGCTAGGTTTCTTCCACGTTTAGCCATAGTTACACCATCCTTCCACGAGTTTTGCCTTTAGCGGCGATGCCGTCTGCACGAGAGGAAGCGGTCATACCGCCTTTTTTCATACCCGACTGCAAAGTTGCGGGGGACATATTTTTAAACCCCGTTGTGTTGATTTTGTTCCCCATGACAGGTTGGCTTGGGGCTGGCCCCCCAGTAAGACGGCTGGCTATATTACCAACGGGCGCAGTAGCGTTTACAAGACCGGGAATGCCACGGTAGTTTTGCTCAACATTTCCGGGCTTAGGCATTGGCCCCGTGTTGTACATAGTTTTACCCCCCGGCCCGCCGGGCATCCCAATGGAGCCGGGAGGGGGCGTCTTGATACCGGGCATAACAGGGTTGCCCATTACGGGTTTTGCTGCAATCGGCTTTGCTGCAATCGGCTTGGGCCTAAACATTGCCATATCAGACCATCCTTCCGCGAGTTTTGCCACGTTGGGCAACACCATCACCACGACGGGATGCGGTCATACCGCCTTTTTTCATACCAAACGGTTTTGTAGCTTCCATCGTTTCTTCGACGGCTGCGCCGGGTGTACTCACTTGTACAAGCGGAGAGTTATTTCCTAAGCCGGGGCTAGTAGGAGCCGGAGCTGATGTGCCCTGCGCCTGACCAAACGGGTAGTTGGAATTGCCAACCATCCCGCCGTCGTCAAACCGCCGCGCCTTTTTGCGCGCCATAGTTACGCCGCCTTTTTTATGCCCAGCTTGGTTGTACGCCTCACCCTCACGAGCGGACTCAGAGACAGACTCGCGCAATTGTTTGGCGGCTCTCTGCTCATCTCGGGCAGACTTAGCCATCGTGGGCATCAGGCGGGACGTTATGTCCTTTTCACCCTCGATGCCCTGCTGCATCATCTTGCGAGCACGCTCAAGCTTTTCCGCTTCTTTGGCGGTGGGGGTACGGTAACCGGGCATAAAAAGCTCCTTAGCAGGTGCGACCGCCGCGTTTCATGCCAAGTGGCTTGGCGGCACCCATCTTGATCATGGTGCCCTTGGTTTTACCCTTGGCAGCCATGCCATCGCGGCTAGGAGCAGCGGTAGGAACTTTGCCCATTTTGGCTTTAGTGATGCCGCCATTAGCCATTTTGGCTTCAGCCATCTCATGTTTGATCATGGACTTGGGAGCGCCCTTCTTTTTCATGAAGGCCATCTCTTTGCCAATCATCGCTTTGGATTCTTTCATATCGCCGCCTTTTGCAAAAAGTTCAGATTTGCCTTGACGTGTGTCAGGGCGGTTGATTTTCTGGAGATCAGCACGTGAGCTAGTGCCCTTGCCAAACTTCAGACCTTTGTCAGCTTTAACAAACTCTTTGCCGACAGATTGGGGGACACCCACACGCTTTGCAGCGGCGGGGTCATTGGCGACCATCGCCATCAGGTTGTGTTGTTTCTTACTTGTGCTCGGCATCATCTTTCTTTCGACGAATAATCTCCCGAAACGGCTTGCCGGTAATCATCTCCGCAATACGCATGAGCGTCCAGATAGCGCCGATCAAACCAAAGACGGGAGTGAGCAATTGAAGGAACGAGCCAATAGCCGCGAACACCGACAAGATGTCCAACGTGTTTTTAATAGTTTCGTGGTTTTGGCTCATGTCAGCATTTCCAAGCCCGCAAGGACTTATTAATCCGGGAGTTTGGGTCGTTCGCGGTCTTCGCTGATGTGAGCTTCTTCTTCATTCCACTCATCCTTGCACAGAAGGAGTCGCGCCTTGACCCGCCCTCGGGTTGCGGGGGCTTTAAGTTCATCCCTTGGGCCTTCGCAGAGGCGCGACCCTTGGCGTTCAAGCCACCTTTGGGGTTCTTGCCTTCTTTGCGAGTCCATGCAGGTGACTTAGCCATAGATCAGCATCACGGAGTCAACGTTGGTGATCGTCGCATACACACCAACACGCGCCAAAATGCCTTCACCGGGTATCAGCAGGTAGAACGTGCCCGAGTCGAGCGCCGTAGGCGTGCTGATCGTACCGATAGGGCTACCGCTTGCGCTAGTGCCGTCATACAGCACCACGGTACCGGCAGCAGCGCCGGACGTACCGTAGATAGCTTTGATGCGGCACCGGCTGAGGGCGGCTCCACTCTGCGTCTTGAACGTGTTGGAAGCGCCCAGCGGCTGCGTTAGCAGGACATCGTATTGCATGGCCATGTCGGCCTCCTATTAAGCAGTACGAGTGAAGACGTACGCAGTGGGGCTGGAGAACATCAGGGTGAAACGACCGATGCCGGTAGCACCAGCAGCGATAGTCAGGTCACCGAAGGTGCCAGCAGCCGCCGAAGCGTCAACAGCGCCGCTAGACAGCACTGCGCCGGTGTTCACAGACACGGTCACGGTGCTTGCGCCAGCGGTGTTGTCGATGTACAGGTCCAGCGAGGTGCCCCGCACAGCGCCAATCAGTGAACCAAGAGCGGTGCCGGTGGGCAGTTGGATGGTGGTGGCACCAGCCGAAGTGGAAGTGATGTAGCCGGTAGCAACTTGCGCCGCAGTGGCGGTGCCGGTAGCGTTGACTGCGTTGGCGGTGGTAACTTGGTGACCGCCGATAAAACCGTTGGCCGAAGCAACGGGGCCGTTAAAGCTAGTACGTGCCATGATGATTCCTCACATGCGAGTTATGGGGCGTCCGTCTGCATGTCGTCTGCTCGGTCAGTCTTA